AAGAACCTTGTAATAGCTAGAAGGAGATACATGCAGAAAACGTATTATATAGACACAAATATCCTGATCGAAGACCCTAATTGTTTAGTACAACTGGCCAACGGCGAAGAGAATAAGATTGTTATACCCTTCACTGTGATACGTGAACTTGACAATCTCTCGAAGGGTAAGAAGCACAAAGCTGCCAAACAGGCGATACTGGCATTAGAAGAAAATTATGAGCTTTATGATATTAGTAAAGTTGATAGAAATAAGTTTCCTGATGACGGTGACATACAAATTATATCAGAGATTGCTTTGGAACACACGGATACTGGAATGTTAGGTAATCCATTAGAGGATTATAACCCAGTCTTTGTAACTAATGATCGTTTGTTCCGCATTTGGTCATCAAAATTGCTAAGCTTTCCAGTAGAAGAGTACCGTGCTTTGAACCCTGTGGAGGACGAATCGTTGTTCGCAGGTGTCTCTGATCCTGATAATATTATAATGAACTCCTTTGTATTTGAAGAGGGAAGGGCAGTATTTCATGGGGACGGGTACACTGCAAAAGCTGGAATGATTAACGAAGTCTGGAAAGTAGAACCTAAATCAGTTCTTCAGTCTTTTGCTTTTGACTTACTGATGAATGATAAGATCTCTTTAGTTTCGTTTCAATCAGTTGCAGGTATGGGTAAGACTTACTTAGCACTTGCGGCAGCTTGTAAGTTAGTATTCGAGACACATAAGTATAAAAAACTTGTAGTAATCAAAAGTCCCGTAGAAATTGGAAGTGATTTAGGCTTCCTCCCAGGTACTTTAGATGAAAAACTAACTCCTGGGTCACGGTCTACTATTGACTTACTATATAAACTCCACGAACAGCGCTCACTTAAGAAACTGTTTGATGATGATGAAAACCTAAAGACTACACGCAACTTTGAAATTATGCCCTTGAATTTCTTACGAGGCATGAATATTGAAGATACTTTTCTCATTGTGGACGAAGCGCAAAATTTGACTAGATCTGAAATGCGTACTATATTAACTCGATGCGGTCAGAACTCCAAGGTTGTCGTAGTAGGGGATATTGAACAGGTTGACCACACGCAACTCAGCCGGTCAAACAATGCGCTCAGTTGGATTCAGCAGTTATTCAAAGGCCACAAAGATTATGCGCACTTGACCCTGACAGGCAGTACTTCAAGAGGGCCCGTGGCCACAATGGCAATCGAGCGAGGAATCTGAGAAAATACGGAAATCTGAGGTACTAAAAATCGACAAATTTGCTAGTTTGAGGTTTTCAGGTAGTATGGCCCCTGAATTTTTCGAGGGTCTTAATTTAAACATTTTAGGGAGAGCACATGAAGATTGAAGAAATTATGGAACTGTTGGGCCAGGCGCAGGCGATTATTGAGCTTATTAAAGTAGTTCGCCCAGTAGTACAAGAAGTAGGTAGTGAGGTTCTTCCACTGCTTGAAGGTATAAGTGATGGAATTGTTGATCTTAAAATCCGAGCTTATAACCGATATGTCGATGACGATTTTAGCCACGAAGATGCAATGCTTCTGGTTATGAACAGCCAGTTTGCTATCGAAGAAGCACTGAAACGTAAAGCAAATTAGTTAGTGCTGGAAAGTCAAGGCGATTTTAAATAACACTTGACTTTCCAGCGTTTTTGCAGTATAATGCTTTTATAAACAATCAGAGAGGAGGAAAAATTTGGAAGAAACCCTATGGGATTTAATAAGTAAATCAAAAGGTCAGATACTCTATCAACGTATAGTAAATAATAAAACATTCACCTCCTATGCTTTCCCAACTAGCACTTTGTTTGTTACTGTCGTTGATAATGAAATTGCAAATATATACAGGATACGATAATGATCGAACTCCAACTTCTACAGTATATCCTTGATAAACAATGCCACGAAACCTTTTTAAGAATAGACCCTGAATGGATACTCGACGCGAATGTAAAAGCTTACTACACCTTTATCTCAGGGTACAAAGAAAAAAGTACCAACCTACCTAGTAAAACCGACTTCCTAAATTTAATGAATAACAGTGAAATATTTAAAGATACAAAAACTATTTCATCTGATCTAAGTATATATTTTATTGAGCAACTTAAAGACAAGAAGAATAAGTACGATTTCTTCTCGGAAATGATGGATATATTTTCTCAAGGTGCAGACTTCAGTTACTCAGATATGGTTGATGAAATTCAATCTGTACTACTAAAAACTGAAGTACTAAATGATGAACTTGTAGAGATTGATTTTTCTGAGTATATTAGGTCTGAAGAGGATATGATTACTAAACTTCCTCTAGGTCTTGGTAAATTTGATATTGTTAACGGAGGAATGAGTTCTTCTGAGTTATTCCTTCTCGGTGGTTATAGAGGGAGTGGTAAAAGTGTTCTAGCTTTAAACTGTGCCCTGCGACGCTTTCAAATGGGCAAGACAACAGCCTTTGTAAGTATTGAAATGAGAGCTCTGGAAGTAGGGGCAAGGATAGACAGCATTGTGACTGGTGTGCCTATCCGAGCTATTGAAAAGAATGTCTTTTCACCGGAGCAACTTAAACTATACTACTTGAGAAAGGCTAAGTTCTTCTGTAAACCTAGTGAGAAGTTACAATCTTTCCTTACAGTACTAGAAACTGAAACAGACAGAGTACAGTTAGAAAAAGCATACAGAACAATCCCAAGAAAAGATAATAAGTTTTTCTTATATGACTTGCCAAACTGCACACCTGTTAATGTAAACTTTATAGCTAACAAGTTAAAGAAACAAAACGCGCTTAACTTTATGGTAGTTGATTATTTAAATATTATGAAGTTATCTGAAAAAGAAGTTGACCCTCTTGATTGGAAAACTCAGGTTACTCGGTCAAACGCTTTAAAGACTATTGCTAGAACTAATGACATAGCTATAATGGCCCCTATTCAAGTTTCTGAAGAAGGAGTTATAAAGTTCTCCAAAGCTATCGCAGATGTTGCAGATTACAGTATAGTTTTCAACAAAAGTAAAGGTGAGAATGCAGAAAGTTCAAATGTGTTTAATTTAAAAACTGATAAGATACGAAACGGAAAACCTGTATCTTTTTCTTTAATTATGAATGAATCAAATTTAAGGGTGACAGAATTAGATGAAAGACCTAGCGATGATACTAAAGAAACACGGGATTCCAGTTAAATCAGTAGGCTCTGCTTTCTTAATCCCGTGTCCATTTCATGCTGAGGTTACTCCTAGTTGTTCAGTACGGGCAACTGGCTTCCACTGTTTTGGGTGTACGGAAAGTGGGTCAATTTCTAAGCTTCTCATTAAACTTGAGATAATGGAACGTCCTACTTTTGACTTACTACAACATAAACAAGATGTACTAACAAAGCTTTTAGGAGATAAATTAGCAGGAGTTATTGGGTTGCCTACGGACGGCTTACCCTTCGTACATGGCCTTAAAGGAATAACCGAAGAAACTTTTAAAATCTTTGGTGTTTTTACTTCTCCACATTATAAAGACAGAATAGTTATACCAATTTACTATAACGGTAAACTACGGGGGCTGATTAAGAGAAACATTAGTGATGGACAATATGATGTTCAATTTTATGATGGCTACACCCCCCTAAACATTGATAAGATACAATCGAATAAACTAATAATCGTAGAAGGATCATTTGATTTATTTTCAGTATACCAAGCAGGTTTTCATAATGTGGTAGCTAGCCTAAGTTCTAGCAACTCTTATAGCTTGGTGAAATGGTTGAATCAAATAAGTGCTACAAATGTTTACATACTATACGACGGAGATAATGCAGGGCGAAGAGGGGCACAGACCTTGAATAACCTTTATCCTGACTCCACTATTTTAGAATTACCAGAAGGACTGGACCCGAATGACTATGGTGACTTGCAACCCTTCTTAAAGAGGAACATTAAATGAACTATATTTTACAATTCCCACAAGATAGCACTGAGACATTCCTTAGTGAAATTGATCCTGATGCTAAGTTTTATTATTTAGTTGAGGAAGACGTCTCAAAAGTCTATAAGAAAGATATAACTTTTGAGTATGAGTTAATGATTGAGAACTCTTTTATAGTCGTAGGGGCGGAGGTACTTAAACACTTATTCCGTCAAGCAGGGGTCACTAGGTTAACAGGTACTTACCAGCGTTTTGAAAGTAAAGAATGTGGGCAAGAGATTAAAGTTGGTTGTTTAGTTGACCCTAGAATTGTGTTTACCTACCCTGAAAGAGAGGTAGAAATAACCAAACAAGTTCTAAGTTTAATTAGCAATACAGCCGTTCCAGGCGAAGGTTTGAAGTTAGACCTTTACCCTTTAGTACAAGATTTAGCTACTTTTGAGCACGTTGACGAACTGTTTAACTCTGACTTGATTGCTTATGACTTAGAAACTAGTTCTCTCAATCCGTTTAAAGGTGAAATTCTAGGAGTTGTTATAGCTCCCAGTTCCACAATGTCCGCTTATATTAAATGGACTGAGAGGAATAAAGATGAACTTAAAAAACGTTTAGAAGGTAAGATTTTAGTTGGCCATAATTATAAGTTTGATTTTAAGTGGAGTATGAAACACGGCCTTGACTTAACTAAAAACTTATTTCACGATACTATTATCCTAGCTTACTTATCAGGGAAAGAAAAAGAGCTTGGATTGAAACCATTAAGCTTGAAGTATACGCCTTTTGGGTTCTATGACCAGAAGTTACAAGCAGAGAAGAAGAAGTACTGTAGAATATATAAGTGCAAAGTAGCTGACTTTTCTTATGATATGCTGCCTCCTGAAGTTCTAGGGGAGTATGCTTGTTACGACGGCCTAGCTACTCATTACTTATACACTGAAAAGTTTCAAGAATTAACAACTAAATTCAGTCAACCTTATGATATTTTAAGAGGGGCCACTATTGAAGTCGGTTTAATGGAGCTTAATGGAGTGCCTGTTGACACTGAGTACTTGAACCAAATGTTAAAAGATTATCAAGTTAAAATTCAGGGATTACGAACTGTATTAAACGACTCTATTGCCCGTGCGAAGGGTATTGAAGTTTCTGAGATTAATGAGAAGCTACTAAACAGTCCGAAGCAATTAGCTGAACTGATTTACACAGATATGGGTGTAACTCCTTTTGAGTTCACCGACACTGGTGCTCCTTCGACTGGTGCAAAAGTAATTGAAAAGATTGCTGAAGAGAATGATAATCCCTTCTTCGGCACATTGTTAAGCTACCGTAAAGCAAGTAAGATTTATAATACGTACCTTCTGAACTTTCTTGAAAATTTAGATGACGATGAAAGAGTGCGAACTAGCTTTAACTTAGTAACTACTGCGAGTGGCCGCCTTAGCTCAGGGAAAGATGCGAACGAAATGATGTCAATGGGTAAAACAATTAACCTACAAAACATCCCCAGTCGTAATAAAGATATAAAAAAGTTAATACGGGCACGACCAGGGTATACAATCCTTAATTTTGATCTGAAGAATGCTGAACTGTGGGTGGTAGGTGTTTTAGCCAGTGAGCCGAGTATTATAAAGGCTTTTAAGAATGGCGAGGATATTCATAGTAGTACGGCAGTAGATGTCTTCCAGTTAGACTGCACACCAGACCAAGTTAAAGAAAAGTATCCTGAGAAACGTGACCATGCTAAAACTGTTAACTTCGCTGTCCTTTATCTTGCAGGGCCGGGACGGATTGCTTCAGAACTCGGTATCACTTACGGAGAGGCCCAGGGATTAATTAACAAATGGTTTGCAGCCCGCCCTAGAGTAAAGGTATGGTTGGAAAATAATATTAAACAAGTGCGGGAAACAGGGGAAATAGTAACAGCTTTTAATAGATACCGTTATGCACCTGAAGTCTTTTCTTCTAACAAGTATATTGCGGAGCATAATGTTAAGAGCTTAATTAACTCGTTGATTCAAAGTCCCGCTTCTGACATTAATCTTATTGGATTTTGTAAAGCTATGCGGGAAATAAGAAAAGCAAGGTTAGACGCAGTTAGCCTAGCTTTAGTCCATGATAGCATTGTCCTTGAATGTCGAAATGAAGAAATCGCTGAAGTTAAAGAGATTGTAGTGAGACAAATACAAAACGTTCTCCCATTTGACCCTCCTATTATTATGGACTTGGAAATAGGAGACTCATGGGGAACTGTTAAATGACCCAAATACTAAGAAGCTTTAACCAGCTATCGTTCCCAGTGGCAGCAGTATCGAAGGATTTAAGGCTTACTGAGGACTCTGGGAGCGTTACTTTCGGAGAGTATGTTGTGTATAAGAGAAAGACTTTACTTTCCTCTTTAGCGTTATCAGGAAACCTTGAGCCTTTACCTACTTCAACTTTTTATGAAACCCCTGAAGCTCTACTGGCTAATATAAAGACTGTCAGAAACCATTACTTACTTACAAATGACCTTACAGTCTTCAGTTGTGTAGGACAAGTTAAAGTATACCTCAAGACTTCAGTAATAGCTAAAGATTATAGAGATTACTTCACAGTGAGTAAGATCCCTTATTACTTTAAGAAGAGCATACAACCTCCTACTGCAAAACATAAACCGCTGTTTGCAGTAGCGAATGGATTAGTTTTCAATATAGGATGGTCAACGCATTTTAAAGCTAAAACGGTACTACTATGAAATATGATTATAAGTTGCAAGGTGGAGTACTTACTGATGACCCTGGCTTTCTCAAGAGGTATACTTTTGTAGACCAAGCCACAGGCATTAGAACTCCTTATATATTTCCTAGCGAAGATGACGACTATGAGTACGAATATCCTTATGACTTAGCACTGACTTTAGAGGAAGATTTAAAAGTTCCTGTGTTACTGACTCAAGATTTAATGGGAAGCCCAGAGATTACATTATACCCTGAACAAGAAGAAGTAGCACAAGCTTTCATTAAAAAACCTTATGGTATACTACTCTCTGCTCCTGGAAGTGGTAAAACGGTAATAGCGCTTAGTTTAATAAAATCATTGAACTTTAAAACTTTGATCCTTGTTAACACTACTTACTTACTCAGACAATGGGAAGAAGCATTTAAAGACTTCTATAGTTACAACGTAGGAGTCATAGGGGATAAGAGTTTCGAAATAAAGGATATTACGGTAGCAACTTTTCAGACAATGCTAACAAAGGGAAAGAACTTACACGAAGAATGGAGCCTTATTATAGTTGACGAGTGCCACCATATAAGTGCAAAGACTTTTTACACTGTTCTCCGTTCCTTATATGCTCCTTATAAAATAGGGCTTACAGGAACACTAAAACGTAAAGATGGGTTAGAGCCTATAGTCGGATACTTTCTGGGGCGCAGGGTTATTGAGAACGAAGTAGACAATACAATGAAGGAGGAGATTGTACTAGTAAAGACTGGTATTAAGTTAAAAGGAGACACTTTCGTAGAGTGTTTAACTAACCTTGTAGAAAGTGATAAGCTACATAAGTTAGTAGTTGCACAAGTTAACAAAGCACCGGATAGGCATCAACTTATCTTATGCTCAAGAGTAGAAACTGTATCTAAGTTACAAGAACTACTTCCAGACGCTATTTGTGTGATAGGAGAAACTAAATCAGAAGACCGGGCAAACCTAAATGAAAGGGTATTAACTAATCGGGTAATTATATCAACTCTCCTGAACGAGGGGGTTAATCTCCCCAACGTCGATACCTTACATTTGATCCATCCTTCTAATAATATCCCCGTGCTAACACAAAGAGTAGCACGGGTTACTAGAACTATTGAGGGTAAGAAAATTCCTCTGGTATTTGATTATTTGTTTTCTTCTAACAACAACGGCTTCTCAGTAGAACAGCAACAAAAGATCAGATTAAACTGGTACAAGAGTAGAAATAGGAAAATCTATACAATAAAGGAATAAGAGAATATGCTAAGTGGAAGATTGAACTACAACTTTTATGAAATAGTACAGTACTCTAGCCGACAGGAAGACATTGTTGGACTGAGCTACTTACACTTCCATAATAATACGAAGATTGCAAAGAATATAGATGAGTTACAGGACAAGATTTTAGGAACGCAGGGTAATTTCTCTAAAGCTATTTCATCCAGTACAGTACAGAGTAAATGGGGACTGTATTCTCACTTTCTTTTGAAGAGGGAACTAACTCACTTACACTATTTAGACATTTTTACAGAGGACGTTACCCCCTTCGTCAAGTTCATGTATCTATATTATAGTTCTCTCAGTCCTCCATATAGCCCAAGCTGTTTCATACCAGATGAGCTTTTGTTAACAGGATATGGGAAACTAGTAGCAGCGGACTTGGCGATATTAACTACAACGGGAATAATCTTAAATAGGGAAAGGAACTAAATTATTATGAAATTCGGCGAAGGTAAAAACTTAGAGATTACAGAGTTCAAAAACATGCGCAGCGACGAGGTCAATCTTTCAAACCTTAATCCTGACCAGAGCATCCGAGTTCGTATGGTAGGAGGAGTTAAACCTCTTTACCGCTTTTGGGTTAAGACTTTGAATGGTAAGAATCGTCCGGTGTTTACACCTTTCTGGGATGAGTCAAGTGAGCAGATTTCGTTTGAAGATCCTTTGTTACAGTGTGCTAATGCTCGTAAAGAGTTCTTTTACCTTATTAATTGTATCAACCGTACTGACGGTAAAATGAAAGTTCTTATTTTAAAGAAGAAACTTTATCAGTATATAGTAGGTCTGGCCAATAACCCTGAGTATGGTGATCCTACTGATCCTACTACTGGTTACGATATTACTGTTACTAAAAAGAGTACTGGCCCACTACCTATTAATGTCGCGTACGAAGCTATTTCAAGTCGTAATAGTACACCAATGAACGACGAAGAGTCTGCACTGGAACTCTTCGACCTAGATGACTGTTATAAGGCAATGGGTAAAGAAGAATATATTAACTGGGTCGTGGCTAACACTGGAGTAGGTGGTTCTGCTAACTCTGATACCCCTGCGGCAGGTACAGAGGGTAAGACTGATGACATTCCTTTCTAATAATGATCTACAGGTAGACCACGAGAACGCTTCGTGGTCTATCTATAACCCACTACTCGAAAGGGGCTAAATATGTTTAAGAAGTTTAAAGATTGGATTAGTAAGCCTTATGAACCTACGTATGTTA